ATCGTGTGATCACGAAGTAGAGCAATATGTCTTTCATGACAAATGGGGTATTAAGCAGCTTAATTTTGATTTCGATGCTCCTGAAGAAGCTTTCATCAATGCAGCCGAAGAAAAGCCGAAAAAGAATGGCCGGAAAAAGAAAGAGCTTTCAGCTGAAATTGTAGATGCAGCATTTGAACCATATGCTTAATTGACTTAGTTATGACAATTACAGAAGATCCTCGCGGTTATTTCAGAATAAGTTTTCGCTATCGCCCATCGCTCGTCGATGGTGTGAAAAGGATATCGGGAAGAAGATTTGACGGTAAGACAAAAGAATGGACTATTCCTGCAGCATCAAAGCAAGAACTAGATCGCTTTGTCAACTACGTTCAGAAATTCGAACCTGTATCCTGGGGCGGGAATGGAAGTGAAGTAACCGACGAGGGTCATGTTTTTGAACTACCAGAGCTAAAACCGCTCGAAGGACCACACAACCTGAAGATAGAACCTTATCCATACCAATTGGAGGGGATCCAAAGGGGTCTGGAGTTGAAACGATTCATGAACACTGATGAACCGGGCCTAGGAAAGAGCATGCAGGCAATAGCAACAATCAATTTGGCAAATGCATTCCCGTGCCTTGTCATCTGCCCGGCATCACTCAAAATCAACTGGGAGCGTGAGTGGAATAAATTCACCGATAAAAAGGCCATGGTGCTCTCAGATAGTGTTCGCGACAGCTGGCCATTCTTCTGGCAAACCGGATTGAATCAGGTGTTTATTGTCAACTATGAATCACTGAAAAAGTACTTCGTTCACCGGATAAAGAAATCGGCAAGGTTCACCCTAAAAGATGTTGAATTCAAGCAGACAATCAACCTTTTCAAGTCGGTGATAATTGATGAGTCACACCGCGTGAAGTCATCAGCGACACAGCAGTCAAAGTTTACAAAAGGTATCTGTGCCGGGAAAGAATGGATTATCCAGCTTACCGGTACCCCGGTTGTAAACAAGCCGAAGGATCTGGTCGCCCAGCTCTCAATCCTCGGCCGGATGGATGATTTTGGAGGTTACAAGAACTTCGTGCAGCGCTATTGCAGCGGACCCAATGAAGCATCGAACTTGAAGGAGTTGAACTTCAAACTCTGGGACACATCTATGTTCAGGCGTGAGAAGAAAAGTGTATTGAAGGACCTACCCGATAAAACACGCCAAACCCTGATCTGCGAGATCACCAACCGGAAAGAGTACCAGGATGCGGAGGATGACCTGATCAACTACCTGATCAAGTACAAGGATGCAACCGACGAAAAGATACAGAAAGCATTGAGAGGAGAAGTGATGGTCCGTATAAGCATTCTCCGGCAGATATCAGCAAAAGGCAAATTGAAAGAGGTGGTTGAGTTCGTGAATGACTTCCGGGAGCAGGGCCAGAAGATTGTTCTTTTCTGCTCACTTCATGAGATTGTAGATGGGTTGAAAAAAGCATTTCCATCAGCAGTATCAGTTACCGGCCGGGAGAACCAAGCAGAGAAACAAGCTGCAATTGACAGCTTTCAGAACAACCCGAAAACGGATATCATCATCTGTTCCATTCGTGCTGCCGGTGTCGGCCTGACGCTTACTGCTGCATCCAATGTGGCCTTCATTGAGTTCCCCTGGACGTATGCCGATTGTGTACAATGTGAAGACAGATGCCACCGCATTGGCCAGAAAGATAGTGTCACATGCTACTATTTTCTTGGCCGAAACACTATCGATGAAAAGGTGTATCAGATCATACAGGATAAGAAAGGAATTGCGGCAGCCATCACTGGAAGTACAGAGCAGATCCCTGAGAATATCGTTGACCTGGTGGCCAATTTATTCAATCGTGAGAAATCATTTTAAACAACCATGGACGGACAATTATCATTCTTCCCGGAACCAGCAATCAAAGATCGCTCATATCTGAGAGATCATGCCGGCCGGTTTGCCAGTAAAGAGCAGATCGAGGTCGAAGAGGCGAAGCGAAGTGCAAACTACTACAAGTTGATGTACGAAGCGGAGAGACGGAAGCTAAAGCCAATCTTGAAAAGGCTTATACAGGTAGAGAGAGAGTTGAACGAACTGAAAAACATGAACACGAGATGAAAGAAAAACTCAAAACAGTAGCAATCATCATGATCAATCTGCAAGTATAAGACATAATGAACATCATATAACAATTGAAATAACATGGCTCGCAAGAAAGGGATAATCACACAGGCAGAAGCTGCCGATCAGAGAGAGAAAACAAAAAAGATCGGGGAAGAAGTTAAAGGGACTTTCAAAGATATGATTCCTCAACGGATTGACAACAATACAGTGATACTTATCAATGCTCATAGGGATAAAGCTGAACAAATTAATCGCTTCATGGCGAAGCTCGAGAGAGACAGGAAGAATTATTGAACAACAATAAAAATATTATGAAGATCATAGTTAGTTTTTCAGGAGGAAAGGACAGCCACGCATGCCTGATCGAGGCAGCTAACAAATACGGGGCTGGAAGGATCGAGGCTGTTTTTTGCGATACCGGTTGGGAGCACCCAGACACATACAAGCATATTACATACACCTGCAAAGAAATGGACGTGAAGCTGACAACACTCAAAAGTAATTATAACATGGTGACACTCGCCGAGCACAAAAAGAGATTCCCAAGCACGAATGCCCGCTTCTGCACCTCCGAGTTAAAGATGAATCCTATGATTGATTACGTGCTCTCGCTTGAAGATAGCTGTATAATCATTCAGGGCATCAGGGCTAACGAAAGTATATCCCGGGCAAAGATGGAAGAAGAATGTATGTATTTCAAATCGTACTTCCAACCAAACACAAAAGGCCGAAAAGAGACTTACAGAAAGAAGGACGTTTTATCATGGTGCTCAAAATTTGACGCTTCCGTTTCCAGGCCGATATTCAACTGGACCGCCCAGCAGGTTATTGACTGCATACTTGATGCAGGGCAGCAGCCGAACCCCCTTTATTACCGAGGATTCTCACGGGTAGGATGCTTCCCCTGCATTATGGCAAGACATTCAGAGATTCGAGAATTGATAAAGGATGAATGGGCTATAAACAGGCTTATCGAAGCAGAAAAAAAGATTGGCAGGTCATTCTTCCCCCCGAACTACATCCCGAAGTACGCATGCAAAAACGGCCAGTTTCCAATGATACCGGACGTAATTAAATATCTATCTGACAAATCAAACCCGGACATGTTCGAACCGGAGGGAGGCTACTCCTGTATGAGCATGTTTACAGGACTATGCGAATAATAACAACCAATTGAAACAATAAAACATATGATGCACAGAAATAAGGCAGAAAAATGGGAATTGGAAGAAAGGGAAGCACCATCAATGCAAGACCTTGGTGTTGAATCACACTATGAGAAAATTAAATGCCCGAGTTGCGGATCCTTGCAAGTAGCAGAAGTTGTTGAATCATTACCATGGTATGTTTATATTCATGAGTGCGATGAGTGTGACTATCTTATCATGGAAAGCGAATGGGAAGTTTCAGGGAATGTGAATATCTATGTTGCCGGCAAGATCACTGGGTTACCATATGATGAAGCAAAGCAGAATTTCATCAATGCAGCAAACGAGCTATCTAAAATGGATGGATATTCACCTATCATCCCTTTCGAAAATGGACTACCTCCTGAATCAGATTGGTTAACGCATATGAAAGCTGATGTGAAGCTGTTACTTGATTGTGATGCGATCTACCTGTTGAACAACTGGAAAGATTCGAGAGGAGCAAGAATTGAGCGAGAATTGGCGGACAAGCTTGGATATGTAATTATTGAACAGGAATGAGCACCGAAACTTGCATAGCATGTAAAAAACAAACTCCCTCAATACTAAAAACAGAGGATGGGTTCATTTGCTACAACTGTTTCATCGAGAAGAAGGATGCGAAGAGCGCAAAGAAGAAACGAACAATCAGTCACGAAGAAGCGGATATTCAGAGTGATTTTTTCGCTCAGACAAAGATATTTTTCCCGAGTATCCCCGATAAACTTCTCTTTGCAATACCCAATGGTGGATCCCGGAATAAACTTGAAGCAATCAATTTAAAACGGCAAGGTGTCAAACGAGGGGTGGCGGACGTGCTTCTACTCATCCCAAAAGGCGGTTTTGCTTCGCTCTGCCTCGAGTTTAAGACGAAGACGGGGAAACAGTCGCCCGAACAGAAAGAGTTCCAGATACAGGCTGAGAAATGCGGTAGCAAGTATGTGATTGTCCGAAGTGTGAAAGAAGCGATAGAAAAAGTGAGTGAGTATTTAAAATTATGATTACATTTGTGGATTAATTATTTTAAAATGCATCATGGAAAAAATTATCAGTTTCTCTTCGCCTATTAGGGATCCATTTATTTATCCAAATGAAATTGAATTGCCAAAAGAGTTAGATAAATTGCTAAATGATGGCTTTATCGTGAAAAACATTCATCAGGAGACAGTTTTAAAAAAGCGTAAAAACAAATATTCATCTTGGAAAGTATGTGAGATTGAATATGAGTACTTCTCCGTCATAACATTAATTCTTGAAAAGAAGGATAATTGATTAGGGTAAACCGGACTAAACATCCGGTTTTTTTTCTTCACAAAAAACCCCTCGCAACACGTACGAGGGGCAAACCACTAAAACCATAAATCAACATGAGCAAATCAGAAACCAATCATTCGGGACTTGATCTTTGCTATAATATATAAAACAAGTACGATAATTCCGAAAATTGAGATGATAAGCAAAGCTATCTGATAAACCATTGTAGACTCTTTCAGCTCTGATATTTTCTTCTCCTTACCCTCGAGTGTACCCTTAAACTCTAATGAGACTGCTTTCCGTATGCTGTCTTGCGTATTCATCCTCCATATGAAGTTGTCCACATTGATGGTGCGATCCTCAATCTTCTGCTCCGGGTAGTAGATCGGTATGACATACGGTTTCCCCTCTACTTGGATAGTGTCAAATCGGACTCCGTACATAGTCACAATACGCTCGTTCGTGGTCGCATTGGTATACTGAGCTTCCTGCTCCACTTTGGAGCTGATGACTGAATTGTCTGTTAGATCAAATTCAGCTTTTTCCTTGATATCCGTTTTGGTGGATATCTTCTTTGATCCACAGCCTATTAGCAGCAATGCAAACAGTATAAATATTTTTGTTTTCATACGGCGCTCCAATCTGGATGTAATGTTTCAAAATCAGGCAACTCAATTTTTTTACCAGCCAATGCATGTGTACAGTCAGACAGATACTCTATCATTCCATCTATAATATATGAGTGACAAATACGGTTCTCGTTATTATATGGATATCTAACCAACAGTGAAGGCACTATTCTCGGCTTATCAAAATCTCCATTAAAAGTCCAACGTGTATCGATAATATGTGGTATATTGCATCCTGGACAATGAAATACGAGAAAACCGTCTTTTGATTTATGAAATTTTGCCATACCTAAAATACCTTTGTTCTACTCAATTCATCCTCGTAGTACTGCAAACTATCCTTCTCTGGGCCAAATGACACGATGTAAGACCAAGCATCCTCTCTCAATGAGTACTTGCAATCTAATATTACACCGGGATCACTCTCTGGGGTGATGTGATAAACTCTTTCTCCGATTTCAAATTTTGGTTTCTTCATGATGATTTTAGTATTTCATAAAATCTTATAGCATAGTCCGCAATCAGCTCTGCCCGGTCACGGCCATTGATGATTCTTCTCGCATTCACCCAGTCCTCTTTTGCACCGTTGAAGTATTGCTCCAAATAATGGCCAGTGAAATCACCTTTGAATGATACGCTCTTTGTCATACCCTCGAACATGATATCTGCCGCATGTTCTGGAACTAGCGCAAGTTCCGGTTGTTGTAGCAATGGTATGCCCAGGATCCGGCCCATCCTCTCATAATTTTCATACCAAGTGAGCTGTACATACCCCCGGCCGTAGTATATCTGATCCGGCTCATCATATGGTTTCCCTGACTGCTTAATCTTCTTACCATATCTACGCCCCATACCTTTTCCGTATTCCTCGATTGGATACATCGTGCGGGCTGTTTCATGGTAAGTGGTACCAAGCATATAGGCAAGCCACCGGATGTCTGTAAAGCCGCTCCTTTCCCATTTCTGCAATATGGCGGCCATCCCGTCAGTCTGCTGCTGACTTAATCTTCCGTTGAAGAACTCAGCTCTGACTTTCTTATAGAATACAGATAGATTCATTACTTCAGCGTTTTTTTGTAGGAGCGAAGCTCTCTTTCGTATGCTTCAATTTTCTTCCTGAGCATAATAATTTCCTTTTTGTCCCTTTCAGCTTGTTCCTCGAATTCAGTAATTTTTAATTTAGCTGATTGCAGCTGATTCTTCAGATCAACGATCTGCTGGCTCATATCAGTTAGCTTCTCGTTGAAGTTATCGACAAACTTGTCATACGCCGTCTGCATTCCCTGAAGTGCATCTGCTTCACTTTGCTTTTGTTCAGCAATCCGCTTTCTCCTTTCAACAAAATAGGCCAACAACCCCGTTATACCGGTGAGGAAGCCTATGAAGTTATTCATGATGAAGTCAATCCATTCTAATCGCATACCAATTAATCATTTCATGTAAAATATATTATTACCTATCATTTCTAAATGACGAGTCCGGCTATTCTCACGAACGGCCGGACTCTGATAACTATTAAATTTTATCATGTAAATGATATCTTAAAATATAGATAACAGCGTAATTACTTCTACTACATGAATGAACCTACATCGTGATACATCTTAATTCTGTTTGTTTTTGTTGGATCGTCCCAGTCTGGAAGCTCTATCCATTCATATTCTCCGTGAGCATCCTCCCCTTCCGTCTCTTCCCGATTACGTTCTCTCCACATGTATCCATACTCAACCAGCATCGAGTGAACAAGTGAAAGGCTCATATCCATTGCCTCTCCCGGATGGATTCCAAAAGCTTCTTGTACATTCACAAGAAACATCACTGAGCTGACGGGCTTGTCGAGTAACTTTCGAGATTTTTTAGAGCGGCTATTATCTCCGCTTCCGCCATTGGGCTCACGCTCTGAAGAGTCGTGATAGAGTTGATAAAAGGGTTGAACCCTATTCGGAAGAGTATCGCATTAAGTAGGACATACACATCCTCCCAGGTGCAATTGTCTTTCAAAGTTTCTTTGAACCACTCAGGAGGATCGCTTTTCTTGTTGTGGATCCCTACGCAAAGGATATCGAATAACAAAGCATCATACTTTGAAATTATCTCCATAATCTCGGCATCCGGTGTGCGATCTTCCTTCTCAATCAATTTATCCAGATCGGCCGGATCAATGGCCATTATCATGGGTTTAAGTTTAAACCATGTGCGAACAGTTATAGGAGTTATTACGATCGCCTCTCCTGGATCCTTCCCTTTTGGTATGCTGTCACGGACATTAAAATCGAATGCAATCTTAACCGGTTTCTCGGTTACCGTTTCGCTTTCGAGCTGTAAGTAATGTTTTATTGGCATCTTTTTGATTTAAAATATAAAAAACCCGGAGCAATCGCCCCGGGTCAACGAGAGAGAGAAATGATATTAAGAAACAGCGACAACCTTGCGAGAGAATGCATATCCCTTTACTCCTGCGGAAGAGATTGCAGCCTGCTTATAGAAGCGTACCATCAACAGCTCGGCATTGTCTGCCGTTGGAGCCTGGGAGATCTTTGCAAGCACTCTTGCATTGACGATGGTGTATACAACTTTCAATCCATTCCGGGGAACAGTTTCGCACTGGTATGTAAAATTGATGTCTGGGACACCTTCAAACGGTTCTTGCCATTCATCGTTCGGCAATTCTACAGTCCCTTTTTCATGCACACCGCCAGCCAGCTTCTGGATAGTCGCGTTGTCAGGGGTAGGAATTGACACCTCGATGAAGTCGGTGGTATCTTTCACAAATGCACTGTACAATGGATCAAGAGATCCTTCAAGGTCAATACGCACCTCGCTTGGGTCAGAGAAGTTGAATGCGACAGCATTTTTTTGCGGTTGGGGCAGATCTTCAAAACTTGTGCCGGGAACTCCGTCACCTGGGGTTGCGACGCTATGCTTCGCGATACCCATTGCAATAGGTCTTTTTTCAGCCATAATCTTCGATATTTTTTTCTGTTTCGATAACTACTTTAATGTTTATGCAATCGAAGCCTTCTTTGGCTCCAGTAAGGCGATTGCTGCCTTCTATGTCAATACTTCGATATTGTCCTCCAATAGGTTTTATCTTCTTCAGCTCATTGCGCACTTTGTCAACTGCAGCACTCATCTCAGATCGCTTCGGCATCTTATTGTCTGTTAACACGATGAAGATGTTAACGTTGACCGGCAAAACATTATTCCAATCAAGATCGTGATATTCGAGTGAGCTTACAACGATGTGGTTTCTCATTTCCCCGGGGAGAGACCTGTCCTTGTAGACAATCATCCCCGTGTCGGCAGCCGCCACATGGGTGTAAACCAAATCAATGATATCAAACTCGTTCATGCTCTTTCGAATACTGCTTTAATCGATGCCTTCATCCAAGCTTCTGTCTTAATGTTAGCGCCAGTGATCACGTCTTTGCTTTCCATCGCTTCAACATATACAGCATACTCCATGCCGGCCATACCGATAAGAACCAATCCTGTGTTGTGCGTATTAGCGAGCTCACGTGCGAGCTTCTCAGCTTTGTTAACACCCTCCGAACCTTCTGTCCCAACATTCTGCTTCTTGAAGTTCTTGGATGCCACTTTACCATTTTTGACTATCACGTAGCCAATCGATGAACGAAGGTTGCCGGTATGGTCAATGTATCTACCACTCTCACGCGCGTAACGGACAAACATCTCTCCGGCTGCCTGAAGAAGCGTGTACATCTTTTCTTCCGCCTTATCAGTGAAGATATCAACCCACTTGTTGATGTCTCTCTGAGAAAAAAGTGGAGTGAAACCTGCCTTACTCATACTGATATCAAACTATGGGTTTGGTACGGCCACCAACAGATGATCGATCTCTTAATACCAAGCGAGGGTATCTCAAGCGTCAATGCTCCGGGTATCACTGGATAATTGGTGTAGAATTCACCTCGAACCACCACTTCATCACCTTGCGGATTCACACGAATAACATTACTTGTGTTTACGGGATCATAGCGCCCTATGATCTCAACAGATATTGGATCACCCTCTACCCATTCACCGCCAACAAGGCTCCCGCCTGTTTCTCCGGTGATAATTGCAATATGAGGGTATCTCTTTACCATCTGTTGTTTGCTTTACCTATTGGAACTGAAATCTTCTTTCCCAGGTTATTCGCTTTTGCCGGTTCCCCATTTTCCCGATACAACATGCTTGCAGTATTGAGGTAATGCTCCCTCGGATAAC